TTTGAATAAACTCTGGATTAAAAAGTGGTGTACCATCTCCAAAAGAATAAACAAAACTATCACCAACACTATTATCTGGATTTTCAAAATTAGTTATTTCACCATAGTTTGTTTTACCTAATGTTGTCTGTAAAAATGCTTTTATTTGGTCGGTAGATGCTTGACCATTTAAAAAATCTAATGCTTCTTGATATGGGTCTTTAGTTTCTGGTTGAGAAGTTGGTGGTACAAATTCGGAAAATTCAGAATCATATAATTTCTCAAAACTTTCTTTTGTCAAATATTCTTTTAATTCTGGATTCTTGTCAAATAACTTTGCACCAATTCTATTTCCTTGTCCAGCTAAATTAAAAGGAATATTTAGACTAATATTTAGACTTCCGAAATTTCTTAAGCCTCGTTTTTTCTTTTTTCTTGCCATAATTTAATTAGTTTTTATTTATCTTAAAGAAAAACCCGTCATCGTATATATCTACTAACCCGTTTCTTTGTGTTTTTATAATAAGTCTAAAGTATCTATTTGGTTGTAGACCATCTGTTCTTATATCAAAAAAACTACCAGTTGAGTCACATGATATTTTTGTGTATGATGTATCAAACGGGATTACAAAATCGTCTGTATGGGCATCTTTTATTGCATAAAAAGAAGATGTTGGTAGATAATTTGTATCAAGAGATTGTAGGGTTGTTGTAAAAGTTCTCGTTGGATATCTTTCCCTACCAACAATTCTAAATCTTACTCTTTCTCCATCAACATATTCTCTTCTTAGATTCTTGAAGTATACTATGTTATCCTCTGACTGTAATTCTGATAAACTTCCAGTTGAGAAACTTGAGTCATCCCATGCAAACTCTAATTTAGGTGGAAAGATTGTATTAGTATCTTTTGAAAAGAACGATATTCTACCATGTTCTTGATTAGATGCTTCATCTGCATCATCTCTCTTTATCATAAAACCATCGTTTGGTCTTGAACCACTCAACCATCCTTTTACAATATCAGTAACATCCATTCTTAAATCAGTTTGTACACCACTAAAACTTTGAGATGCTGCAGAACTTGTATACCAAGTACCACCACCTGCATTTTCAGTAAATGAACCAGTTGAGTTTGCTGCAAAACTTGCCGTTAACCAAGTATCACCACTATTTGTATTTGTATTATAATTTCTGTACTGCCAACTTACTCCACCAAGACTTTTAGGTTTCTGTAATTTTCTACCAACACCATTTGAAAATGATTGGGATAATGGATACGCATAAATCTCATGTTCATATGGTATACCATATTCTTCAGCAGTATGTAGGTTTAAATATGCCTTAAATCCCAATCCAATTGTACCATCTACTAAAGACTCTGATACTGTAGATAAGTCATACTTTTGTACAATACGAGAATTAAATATTTTAGGTGTTTCTGCTTGTGTTACTACCTTTTCTAATTCTAACGACTGGTCAATACCAGTATTCATTGAAGCAGATACTTCGTATAAAGTTGAGTCTGTTTCTGGAAAAATATGAATAATCATTATGCTACCACCCTACCTTGTATGTCTGTGTTTGGAAATTTTACTTCAAATATAGACGGGTCAAGACTTGGATAAACTATGTTATCTCGTGTTGCCTCTTGTATATTATAAACATTTCCAGAGTAGTTTGAATCAGTATCAAATTTGTTTACAATTTCTAATGCTGGTATATTAGAAACTCCCTCTGTTAAAAATAATTCTCTTTGTAATTCTGCCACAAGTATTGGTTGATTTATCTGCCACTTATCAATATCAAAAAATTTCTTTACGGCATCAATACATCTTAGTAAAACTACATTTGCGTTTTCAGTAGGTACTGGTACTACATCAAAATTAACACCAATGTTTATTATAAAAGCATCTTTTATATTTACTGCATCTGTCATTATTCTAAACTGACCTAAATAGTTTTTTAAATTTTGTTTTATAGCTGTATTTACTTGAGTTAGTTTCTTATCCCCAGTATATCCGAGTGTGTACAAATTCATTGCTAAGGGATTAGCAATTCTGTTAATTACTTTTTCATCATTTTCTTTTTTTGCAACAACTTCACTTTCATTTAATTGTTCATCTTGTACTATATATGCTTTTGTTACTGCACCCAATCTTGGTGGCATGGAATATGTTCTAATAATGTAGTCTTCTCTTGTAACAACCCTACCTTGTGCTGCAAAGTTAGCTAAAGCATTCTGTCTAATCTCATCTAATGTTTCTGCACTTCCACCACCAGTTGCTGCTTCTTCGTTATTCACTACTACAGATGCTCTTGCAGTTGCTATTTTAGTTGCGTCCTTACCAAAATCGTCAATTGTAGTTGATATTGATTTTACAGTTGTTATGTCTCCTTGAGTAACATTACTCTGAATACCACCACCTACGAGATAGGTAAAAGTCAAAGTAGTACTACTTGGAACTTGACCATATGTTCTCGTATACATAAAATTGGACGGGTCAACATTTGTATCAACACTATTCAATCCCTCTGGAAGAGTTGAACCAACATTGTCTGGGTTTGGTATGATAAAGGCATCTGGGTCATTTGATATACCACCACCAAATTCTATATTTGTAGTATTATCTGGATTTATTCTTGTTGTAAATCTACGAGAAGATTTTTTTAACCTTAATATGTAAGGAGCAGTATCATTGAATTGTGCTAATTCTGTATCAAATTTTGCTGTATTTTCTACTTCTTCAAAAATTGTTTCTTGTCCTAAAAATGGAACTTCATACCATATGTTATTATCACTATCTGTACAAGATAGTACTCTGATAACATTAGTATCTGGTAATTTTACCGTACCAAATTTTTCTGGTGAACCAAAAGTAAATGCTTGTGTCTTTAGTGTTGCTGCGGTAGCATCAACAGACTTCTTAAGTAGGTAAAACAAAGGTTGACTTGAACCCTCTTCAATAGAAAACACACTAATATCAGTTGGGTCTACACTACTACTAACAGAAAAGTTTACATCTACATCCGTAATAAATGTTATTGAAGTATTTGATGTTGATGAAAATTCACTACCTTGATTTATCGTTAATGCATAGTCAAAATCTGGTTCTGAACTTTCTCCAGACCCCTTTACAGGAATAGTTTGAAAAAGTTGTAACTTAACTTTAGCAGGAGAAGTTACTTTTGGTTTATACCCAAGTGATTCTGCTATTTCATAAACATTTTTTCTCTGTTTAGCATGAAGTAACATATTCTCACGAACTGCATTATCAATGTAGTAATTCAATACATCACCAACATATGCTGCCATCTCAATAAACATCATACCAGGTGATGATTCGTTAAAGTCATTATAACTATTTGGAAAATATATTTTAGCAAAATCAATAAGATTATTTCTTAATGATGCGAAATCTTTTCCTAAATATTTTACTTCTTTACTTAAATTTTCTGCCATTTAATTTCTCTCTAAGTTTGATTTTCACCATTAGAATTTACGAGACCAAATGTCTCATTTACAGATATAAACACTTCATCAAAATTTTCTAAGTCACTTCTGAGTGAAAATTTAATTTTTATCTTTAGTATATTTCTATCAATATCTTCTGGCGACTCACTAATAATTATCTCCTTAATCAAAATATATCCCAACCATTCGTTAACTGCATTTATTATAGAGTTTTCAATATCTTCTCTAAGTATTTCTGGTTTATTTGGTTCAAACAATATATTCCATAAATTAGAACCAAATGTAGGATGATTCAATCTTTCTCCCTTTCTCGTCAATAACAGATTTACCAAATTTGCTCTTGCTTGTTTTATCTCAGAGTAATTTCTTTTGAATTGACCTTGACCATCTGGTACAAATGGTAAATCAATACCAACGGCAACATTTTGGTCAAACTTAGATGCTATAGGACCAGGTGACGCTGGTGGTATATCCTCTGGTTCAATAAATATATCAGGTTCTGGTTGATATTGTGCTTCAGCCATTATGGTCTAAACCCCTCTTTTCCACTTTTCTTTTCGTCTATTTTTTTCATTAATCCACTATAATCTTTAGTTAGAGCATTTGAAACGGCATCTGGTAAATCATCCATAGTCATACCCATACTTTGTGCAGTTTGTTGTGCCACAGATTGTCTTGCTCCTTCTGGTGTAAAATCTTCATATCCCATCATACTTGCTAAATTAGAACGATTAAATC